AAGGGTTATGGTTTTACAGACAAGGAGATAACTCCTTTTATACAGAGTCCCAAAAAAACTAAATGGCTAGCTAAAGCTGCCAGGACTTTTTTAGATCCGGAGAAATTTAAAGAAGAAACGAAGCCCGTTGGAGATTTGATTTATTCATCAATTAGAGAAAAGCAGAAGGATCTGCCGCCTCTTACAGGATTAAAGAAAGTTGCATTTTTACAGCAAATTAACAGTAAACTTGAAGAAATACCATATACATATTCCGACTTGATCAAAAAGGATATTAAAAAATTAAAATCTTCACAACTGACTTTTAAAGACATGAGGGATTTTGAAGCAGCCTTGAATCACAAAATAGGTTCTGCGGAGGGTGGGAAAGAAGTTCTTGGCATATTAAAGGAACCAATTAATTTTGGGGAAAAATTGTTATCTCCTGAGTTGTTTAAAGAAAAAGAGTTAATGAATCAAGCCTATAAATCCAGAATGGATATTTTCGATCGACTCCCAGAAGCTGCTAAAGGAAACCTAACAGAGAAAGCGGGCAAATGGGGTCCTGTAGGAGGAATTGCTCTTGCTTATGCATTTGGGTTGCCTTTTGCACTAAAGGGGTATGCCCTTAAAAAAGGAGCTGACTATGCTGCAATGAAATCTCTGACTTCTCCTCGATTCCAAAATATGCAAGGTAAATTGTTGGAATCTATCAAGACTGGAAATAAAGGTGCTGCTATTCGATTGATTTCTAAAATGCAGGATGAGATGGATAAGTTCACATATTCGTCATCTGAAAAAGAGCCAAGCAACGACGAAGAGGACTAGATAATAGTGGTCCCAAACGTAGTGAAATAGATCTGATAAGTCTTTCATGGCTCCTCGTAGTAATAGTGTTCATCCCAATCTTTCCTTTTCATTTCACAGCAGCTATTGTCGCACATATGACAAATGACATAAAAAATTATCAGAAGCATTAATGGGGAAATGTACATTAGTTCTTCCTTTTTTCAATATCACAAAGCCTGCCATGAAAATCTCTTATTTCCTCTCTGATTCCATTGAGAGAAGCGTGAGTTTCTGTATGTATCGTATGGATCAAATCTCTCATTGAATCTAGCTTGTTATCCATGTGGCGAATATCATTCCTTGATTCAGTTCGAACCCAAATAAACAATCCAAAAACACCTATGAAAAAAATGATAAATTGTGTCCAGTCCATTAAATTTCCTCCTTTCTAAAATCTTTCCAAATCCATTTGCCAATTTCAAACAGAACGGCAATCGCAAACCAAGTAAAAATGGCTAGCATTGGTACAACAAATAACATATACAGACCTGGCACTATATCGTTATGGGCTCTAACCATTATGCAGAACATAACCAGGGTCAAAAGGATCGTGATTTTTGCAAACCCTCGTAAATATCTTGGATAATTCATTTTATCCCTCCAATTTTCTGTATTGTTCCATCCAATCGATCAAGCAGTTCATAGGGTCATTGAACAAATAATCTGCATCCCAATCATATAACCTTTCGAAGCAAATTTCATAAGGTGTTGTGTCAAAATGGTTCTCTTTGAAGTGCTTTGAATAGCAAGTAGGGTTAGAGAACTCATCCCATATCAAATGTTCCATTAGTGGATTATTGATACATGTATTTAAAAAGCTTTCAAATTGTCCTTCGAATATTGCTTTGATGTCGATCATTGGTTTACTCCTGTTTATACCCATATTGTAGACAATTGTCACCATTTAACGTAAGTCCTAATCTTTAATTTAAATGTTGAGGAAATATTTTAGTTTTTTATACCTTTTATCTAGGCGTTTTGCCTGACGGAGGTATATATGTGCGATGAAATGAAAAACTGTTGTGGATGCTTTGGGCCTCAAGGACCCCAAGGTATTCCAGGATTTCAAGGTCCTCAGGGACCACAAGGTCCATCAGGTCAAGATGGTAAATCTGGGCCAGCTGGTCCCATGGGTCCTACGGGTTCTCAAGGGATACCAGGACTAGATGGACAATCAGGACCTTTAGGCGCGCAAGGCCCTATTGGCCCCATGGGGCCACAAGGTGTTCAAGGCGTTCAGGGTATTCCAGGGAAAGATTGCGATTGTACGCAGAAAAAATGCGAAATCTATTGCAACATTTATGCGTTGCCACCCCAACTACTAGGTGCTTTTGGATCAGCAACTGACACGGTTGTTTTCCAAAGCCAAAACGCTGTGAGTTCTGGAGATTTTGATCTCTCAAATATCAATACAACAGGAGAAGTGAAGTTTCTAAAATCAGCCATCTATTCAATCAGATGGGGAGCAGAAGCTAAAGTCGAACCTCCAATCCCACTACCTGTTCCATCATTCAGTTTTGGATTATGGGTTAATGGAGTAGTAATCCCAGGGTCAGTTCAAAGTGGCTATACTCAAGCTCCAGGGGATGATACTCTTCCAATCTCTAGCGCAGTGATGATTCAATTAAATGCTGGGGATGTTTTGAAATTAAGAAATGCTGCTGCATTTGCTGTTAACATGGATCCAAATACAGTTGGTATTGTGTTCCCCGTTACAGTCGCAAGTCTAAATATTCAGTGTTTAAAATCTCTCCCGTAAAAATGGAATGCAGCCCTAGGAATTCTCTAGGGCTGTTTTTCAATTTTTCTATCAACAAAATAATGTACTTGATACATTAAAAAGAAACACCCCCCTTTTAGGAGTCCCCTATGACTAATCCAGTCGCGGTTAACGCATATGCTGTTGCAGTTGGCAACGCGCCTAACGTTTCAATGGTTCCATTCATTACAAACGTAGCTCCAGCTTCCACGAATATTAAAGGCCCAAATGGACCTTTTCAGATTGGACAAGTTTGGGTAGATAATACTGGCCTTGCATCCTACACATTGGTTGGGCTTACAGCTGCTTCAGGAAATATAACAGGTACTTGGGTGCAAACAGGAGGAGCTAGCGGGGCAATCTCTAGCGTTCTAGGAACCGCCAATCAAGTCACCGTGACTACTATTGCTAACGTGGCTACTGTCTCTTTGCCTTCAGCCATTACCACTCCTGGCTCTTTAACCACGACAACAACCCTTGCATCAGGAACTACACTTACTGCTGGAACGGGCTTGATAGTTACTGCGGGCGGGGCTGCAATCACAGGCACTACAACTATAAACACTTCAGGAGCTGGTGTTACTTCGATTGGCACAGGAGGAACTGGCGCTACCAATATCGGGAATGCAACAGGAAACACAGCGGTCACTGGATCATTAACAGCCTCTACAACTTTGACTGCGACATCTGGAGCGATCACAGCCACTAACGGTAACTTCGTGGCGACAGCGGTAGGAACAGGGATTCTCCTTAACTCAGCTCAAGCATCTGGTGTTGCTTCCTCCCCTGTAGTTGTAAACGGTCGATCTGGCAGAGCAACATTTACTACAGTTTCTATAGCAGCAGCTGCAGATTTGACTCTTACGCTCACCAACTCTTCCATCACGGCTTCTACAACTGAAGTGATGTTAAGCATGAGCGGCGCAACCACTGGATCGGCTCTTAGCATCAAGAGCAAAACAGCTTCAGCTGGCTCTCTTGCTATCGTTGTGACTAACGGCACTGGCGCTAGCACAACGACCGCAGATATACAAATCGACTTCTTAATCTTGAACGCTTAATAGGAAATTTAATGAAACATGTTGAGATCTTTAAAGAAATTGAACTGAAAGTTAACCAATTTTGCGACGAAGCTTTAAAAGAGGGTGGCATTGCCATGTTTAGTGCTGTCCATCAATTGTCTCTAGCGATTACCCAAATAATGAGCTTCAAAAAGCCAGAAGAAAAACCACCAGAAAAACCACCAGGTGAATGATGTATCAAAGCACCGTTGTAACCTATGAAGCACTAAAAAGCATTGATTCAGCTTCTTTTACCGGTTCTTATCAAGCAATAGGAACTGCTACTAGTCACGAAGCTAGAATATTTAAGATTGTCAATAACAGTAACGTAGGTGTAACCATTTCTATTGATGGATCTACTGATATGGATTATATCCCTGCTTCCACTTTCGTTCTTTACGACTTAGGCACAAATCGAGGTAATCCTACTGCTTCGCTAGTCCTTCAGAGAGGAACGCAATTTTATATTAAAGGTGCAGGCGGAACAGGTTTAGTTTATGCAATTGTGATGTACGGAAATACTCCGACACAGACAATCCCTCTATAGGAGAATAAATGTCACAAGCAGGTCCACTTTCTGCGGGCGCGTTTCCAGGGGTTATCCAATTCCTTGCAGGAAACACAGGTGGTGATGTTGGCCCTGACGGTTCAGGCGTAATTCATATTGTCGGAGCAGGGACGATTTCCGTCACTGGCAATGCAGGAACGAACACTTTAACGATCACTGACATGGATGCATCATGGACAAGCGTTAGCGCTTCTCAATCCATGGTTTCCAATATGGGATACTTTGTAGTGAGTCCAGGTGGGGCGGTTGTGCTTACTCTGCCAGCTACATCTGTGCAAGGAGATGTGATTCAAGTGGCTCTAGATGGTGCGACTAGTTTTAGGATCGCTCAAGGTGCAGGGCAGAGTATCGTTTATGGGAATCAGACGACTACACCAGGCGTGGGCGGGAGCTTAACGAGTACACAGCAAGGGGATTCGATACGATTGGTGTGTCGCATTCCTAATTTGAGATATGTTGTTGTTTCCTCTATGGGTAACCTTACAGTGGTTTGATAAAGAAAATGAAAAACGTCGAGAAATAAGAAAGCTTGATAAGGGGATTTAGATTATGCCTACAAATAACGCAGTGAACATTTCCGCAGCTGGAATTGTAAAATACGACGGAGCAGGAACTTTTACCGCTGACACCGTCACCAACCACGCTGTTTTGATTGGCGGCGCATCGAATGCTATCACGTCTCTTGCTTTAACGAATGGTCAACTTGCGATCGGAAATACCGGAGCCGATCCTACCGCCGCTACTTTGACCGCAGGAACTGGAGTAACGATAGTAAACGCCTCAGGAAGCATTACTATTAACGCAGCTGGTGGAGGTCTTACTTGGACGGTCGTCACAGGAACTACTCAAGCTGCTGCTGTGAATAATGGCTATATTGCTAACAACGCTGGGCTAGTCACTGTTACTTTGCCAGCTACGTCAGCTGTTGGGGATACCGTGGCCGTCACAGGGATAAACAATGCTACTGGCTGGAAAGTGGCTCAAAACGCCGGAAATCAGATCTTCTTTGGAACCTCAAGCACGACTTCTGGTACTGGGGGATCTCTTGCTTCTACTGCTACAAGAGACGTTGTTTATCTTGTATGCATGGTAGCAAACGGCGCATGGAACGTTACTGGATCTATTGGGAATATTACGGTGGTTTAATGGTAACAAATAATAGTGCAAACAATGCTACGGGTGCTTCTGGCACTGTTCTTCAAGGTCAAGGAGTTGGAACAGCGTCTGCATTTTCCACAGCTACCTATCCAGCAACTGCCACTGGCACAGGAAAGATTCTTCGTGCTGACGGAACAAATTGGGTAGCTACTACTGCGACGTATCCTAATACTGCTGGGACATCGGGGAATGCATTAATCTCAGACGGGACGAATTGGTTGTCTCAAGCTATTTCTGCGACTAGTGCTTTTGACCAAGTTGTAATCCAAGTGTTCACATCTACAGGTACCTATACTCCTACATCTGGAATGAAATATTGCACAATCGAGGTTGTTGGTGCTGGAGGAGGATCTGGAGGATGTGCAACTACAGGAGTTGGAGAATCCGCTGCTTCTGCTGGAGGAGGCGGAGGAGGTTATGCTAGAAAAACTGTAACTGCGGCAACAATTGGAGCAAGCAAATCTGTCACCATTGGAGCAGCAGGTACTGCTGGGTCAGCGGGTTCCAATGCTGGCGGAACTGGAGGTACAACTTCTGTTGGATCGACAATTGTTTCTGCAACAGGTGGAGGCGGCGGCGGAGCTGGTTTTAATAGGAGTACTTTGTTTTACAATACAGGTGGGGCTGGAGGTGCTGGATCAAGTGGAGATTTTAACACTTCTGGAGCCCCAGGACTTGGCTCAGCAAGTTCAGGAACACCTTCGGTTCTGTTGACTGGAGCGGGTGGTTCTTCTTTCTATGGAGGAGGAGCTGGAAGTACTCTGGGAGGAGCTGCCGTGGCTGGTGTATCCTATGGTGGAGGAGCAGCTGGAGGAGGTTTAGGTGCAAGTACGGGACAAATAGCTGGAGCTGCTGGAGCTCCTGGAATTGTCGTTATTACGGAATATGTGAGTGCATAAAGGGGAAATATGACAAATCCAGTAACACAAAGAGCTTATTTAGTAGCGAATGCGACGGGAACTATTTTTCCGACTGTAGTTTTTGCCAAACCACCCGCAGTTACAGATTTCAATTATCCAATTACCCAAAGATGGATTGATACTTCCAATGGTAATGCTGAATGGTTTCTTTTGGGGTTTTTATCAAGCGCAGGGGTGGTTTCTCCGAATTGGGTGAAACTTGCTTCTGGGACTCTAACAGCTGAAAGTTTGAAAGGTAATACAGGAGCAGCTGTTTTTCCTGATGGGAGCTTCAATATAAATGTCGTCGGAGATTCGAGCGGCATTCAATTTGCTGGCAACCCTGCAACCCATACTTTGACAGCAAGCCTTGCGAATATTCCCAACTCTTCTTTAGCACATAGCTCCATCTCTCTAGTTGCAGGTACAGGTATATCCATTACTACTTCTCCTGTATCACTAGGCGGCTCTACTACAATTTCAACGACTGCGAGTCTTGCGGCTTTTAATCAAATAGCGGTTCAAGTATTTACCACACCTGGCGCGGGGACTTATACTCCCACAACGGGTATGAAATATTGCACAATCGAAGTGGTTGGCGGGGGTGGCGGTTCTGGAGGATGTGCAACAACAGGTGCCGCAGCATCTTCAGCGGCAGCAGGTGGTGGTGCTGGAGGATATTCAAGAAAAACGGTAGCTGCAGCAACAATTGGAGCATCGATAGCTTTAGTTGTGGGAGCAGGCGGTGTTGCTGGAGCAATTGGCGCGAACACTGGCGGAACTGGCGGAACGACTTCAGTGGGAAGCACAATACTTTCGGCAAGCGGGGGAGTTGGTGGCGGTGGTGGATTTGCCACAACAAGTTTATTATTCAATTTGGGTGGAGTAGGTGGTGTTGGATCGAGTGGAGATATTAATACTAATGGGATGGCAGGATTTGGATCTATTGCTTCAGGGACTCCCACAGTTGCATTGAGCGGAGCGGGTGGTTCTTCTTTCTTCGGAGGTGGCGCAGATGCCAACCTAGGTGGTGCAGCTACTGCTGGTTTGTTTTATGGAGGAGGAGCTTCAGGAGGAGCGTTAGGAGCCGGTACTACCCAAATTACCGGAGCTGCAGGTGCTGCCGGAGTTATCGTCATTACTGAATATATAGGCGTATGAAAAACTTTTTAATATTATTTTTTCTGCTTGGGACTTCATCTTGTACGATGTTTGAAAAACAGGAAGGCAGCCAAGAAATGCAGTCTGTCATTCAAGAAATCATCAAAGAAAAAGATGTTTCAGGAATAAAAATTGAGATTACTAAGATCCCTCCGATTCACTGACTTTTTCTTTTCTCACGGATTAGACGCAACGTTTCTTTATTCAGACGCTCGATTTCTTTGATTGAAAATCCTCCATCGAATGCAATATCAATGCCCAGAAATATTAAAGCGAAACAAACGTCCTGTATGCACATTCCTCTTTGCTTCATGTTTTTGTCACAGAGGTCACAAAGATCGCCAATAAAATCTCCGACATCTTCTAAGTCATCTGGGTTTAGCCTTGTTAACATGTTATCTTCCAGTAATCTTTGCCTCTTTTCATGTATTTTTCGGACGGCTCGATCTGTAGGTCCTCTAAGATAGATTTATAATCGATAAGAGTTCTTCCCGCAACTTTTCTCATTCGAAAATCGTCTAGCTTCATACGAGCGGAGGATGTCTTGGAAGTTAGGTCATGCACAATCTCATCTAGCCGCTGATCCAAAGACATCTTTTGATCCTTGAGTTGCTTGTACTCAAACACCTTCATAACTTGGTTTGGATCGACGATATCCTTCCAATCCCTATCAGAAGCTTCAGGAGGATCAAAGTTGATTACAGAGCTTAAAAAGGCCAATTCCTTGGAAATCAGGATGGAGCAATACTTTTCGTCCTTGAGGCATGGTAAAACAACTCCATCTTGGCCATCAAAGCTGCAATACAACATGCTTTTCACGCCAGCTACTACCATTTGGTGTTGCATCTGCGCGTAGTAATGATCGGGGATAATGCCATCTATCGCTTTCTGATGAGTATCTTTGTTAGGTACCTTTATCTCTGCTATTGCAACGTTTCCATCTGGAAGCTCGCAAAATCCATCCAACGAAGCTATGATTCCTGGGTATTCGTTGCTTGCAAGAACCGCGCTTTCGTAAGGGGTATCCATGAGATTAGATAGCCAGACTCTAGCGGCACCTTCTAGGTCTTTGCCTCTTTGCATAGCAGCTGTAACAGGCTTGCTTTGGTTATAAACTATGTTCTCCCAGAGCTGAAGCTTTGTAATCCAGGGATCTATTCCCAGGATTGCAGCGGCTTGAGATGCTCCTATCCTGCTTCGACGGAACTCAAGCCATTCTTCGGAGCCTTGAACACTTTCAGGACCTGTAATGATTGTGTAGCTCATTGGACACCTCGCTTAGTTTTAATATTTCTCATGATGAGTGGAAAATTTTTAGCAGGTATTTGAGTCATTTTTTCAACTTTGTATCCTTTCAATATTCTATCTAAAAGATCTAAATCTTCATCGATTAGATCATAGATTTCATCAGCTTGCTCTGGGGATATGTTTTGTTCAGTAATATCAATTGGCGGCTCAATATTGGCTTGGTCCATTTCCTCTTTAGCATAAAGGCCCATCATATCAGCAGGAAAAGCTTTGCGTAGCGCATTTGCCTCAGCGCATTTTGCCAGCATGATGTGAGGCATTTTCTTCCAGAGATTAGCCCCAGCATTGTATTCGCTCCAAAAGGCGGTAGATCCCACTTCGTGCCATGTACCATCTTCGGACATCTTTTTTACATAGCTTGTGGCGCTTACGAGAGCACCTTTTTCATCGTATGAGAATGTAGACTCACGGCCTGGGGAGTATTTATTCGTACGATCAGCGATTAATCTAAGACCATCTATTGAGGTTTGATAAGTTGGGGCTCCTCCACGTTTTATGAAATAAATCTGTTTATCAAGGGGATTTAGTTTCTTCGCCTTACATACTTCTATGAAAATCAGAAACTCATCATTAGTTGCATCCTTGCAGAACATCTGTCTGATCAGATGCATTTGTTTGTCATCGAAATTTAAAGAATCTTTTTGTACTTCTTTAAGATGGACTGAATTTTTTTCAAATACATTTATAGCTTGCATAGTGGTCTCCTGTACATTTATGTTGACATATGTTACCATTCACCTGAATTAATGACAAGTGTCAACATGGACTTACGAGAATATATCTTCAGAAATAACATATCGA